AGGCTAGGACATTTGTCCCAGCCTCTTGCATATAAAAAATGGAGCCGGTGGGAGTATGACAAACATTCATTTATCAACTTATTTCATATTTATGGTCTGTTTTTGGGTCTGATTATGAAATTTAACGAATAAACGTAATATTCTAGTTTCTTTCTATTATAATAGACAAAAAGAAGAATTGCCATTATAACAGACAAAATTGGAAAAGTTATTTGATTTCTAATTCTTCCGCAAAATCAAATAATTTTTCGGCTGTAAGTAGGGCCATTTTATCCATACTGGTTTTCCCTTTTCTAAGGTCTGCTACTGTAGACCAAGGAACGTCAGCACCTTTAGCGATTGCGCTGGTACTTATTTCGCTGTTTAATAACTTTTCTATTTGTTCTCTCATTTAATCACTCTCTCTACTTCCGTTTGCTATTTAAAATCATCAGAAATATAAAAAATACGATTGTGAAAATTGGTAAATATTTCATTTTATTGACCGATATGATATAATCATGGTAGGTCTAAGGGGCTTTCGCCCCAACCTACCAGAGCCTTACTTGAACCGCTTTGATTTGCTTGTCTTGCGTTCTTTTGGCTCTTTTTTTATTGCCATGATAACACTTGCGATCCCTGTTAATAAGGTTCCGGTTGCTACCATTAGTTCGGCAATCTCTGATATTTTCATATCTTCCTCCTTTCTGATTATATTATATCACGGTATACCGTGACTGTCAACACTTTTTTTAATTTTTTACAACAAAAAACCCCCTCTTTTGAGGGGGTTTGTGTGTCTTATATGTTTATGTTTCTATAAAGTTTCTGGCCACGGATCGTCCGTGGTATAGGACATGTTGGTAAAACGTAGGTCACCAATATCTCTATCCGTTGGCACTGGGTCGTCAAATTGCAAACGCAACTGATTATTATCGCCTGCCCCACCCAGATAAAATGTGCCAAGGCGCTTCCCCTTGTCGTTGCTCATGATACCTAGTTTTGAGTTGATAGAACGAAAACCAACTGGTACACTGTTTACGTTTAAAATCACCACGTTACGCTCTCGGTCTGAACCTTGTGGAACGTAACCGGGTGCGCCTCGTCTCACGATACCAAACCAACCCCAAGAAAGGCCACCAAAACTAATTTCAACCGTTGAATTAGTGCGTCTAAACTCAACATATGCATTAGTTTGATTTGAGCTGATATTTTTTGGTCTAAATTTGACATCACCAAACAAAACAGACCAAGCACCCGCACCAGTTCCCGGGCCTTTTTTAATCCATTTAACCGCCCCATTTTTAGCAGTCGTATCAGTATAAATTGTACCGATGTCAGCGTTTAGAGCGTATGGGAAACCTTGGCCTTTTAATTCGGTACTTCCACTGCTACCAGCGTTGTTGGCTGAAATTTTTCGTTTTAGCTCTTCGAACTCATTTTTGCTGACTAGCTGGCTTGTATCCATTGTTGGTAGCTTGGATGTTGTGACAAATGGATCACCGCCATTTTGCAACTTAGTGTCAATCAGAGCATCCAAGCCAAGCTCTAAATGTTTGTCTTTTATGTTGCTTGTCATTTGCGCCTGCAGCGTGGAATATGTTGGAAAGAGTTCGTAGGCCTTGGATTGTGACAATAAAGACGCTTGTTGGCCTTCGATGTTTCCGATATCACGACCGATAAGTTTAATTGCTTCTTTTAACTTGTCCATTCAATGCCTCCTTTTAGAGACTATTTTTGGCTGCTGTATAAACCTGTACGAAATCAGTGGTCTCAAGATCGGTAAATTTTTGGCCAAGTTCAGTCATTTTTGAGACGATAGCCCCATCAGAGCTACTTCCAGCAGAGATTTTCTCAGCAATCTCTTTTAATGTATCTAGATCCTCTGACACACCTTCACCTAAGATGGCTGTTTTGACACCTTGAATTGCAGTGTCCAACTGTTCTTTTGTGATCCCACCTTGGCCAATTTCTGACTTATCTGCCTTGTTAGCAAGCATGGTTTTGATTTCTTTTACATCAGTACCCATGGCCCGGGCTAAAGATGTTAAATTTTCAGTATTAAAAGACATAGTTTCTCCTTTAAATTTTTGCTAAATTATACAAAGTTGTTAAATCAGGCATTTCATCTTCTTGGTGCTCCTTCAAAAAGCGACCGATTTCTTCCTGTACGTCGTTTTTAACCAATGCCACAACTTCTTCCGTCGTGTATTGGTCCGCAGACTGGATGACTTCCAACCTTGCGGAACGATCGCTAGGAAAGATATAGCCGTCACAGATGACTTCGACCAGGTAGATGCCGACTGGAAGAACCTTCTCGAGTTTAAAAGTCACTTTTGACTTATCTACGACACTATCGAATGTAAGCTTGCCCTTCTGGTTAAAGATCCGAATAGTGGCATTTTTGCCAGTCAACTCATTGATTGGTCGCATCTGCTCATCTAACAACTCATAACCAAATAGAGAGGCAGAATCGCCTTGCTTGACGATTGCCCCTCCTTCAAATTGTTGTAAATTTGTGGAATTTAATAAAGGCATTAAATCCTCCTTGTTTTAAGAGAACGACCCGAAATCTGTGATACGTTGACCATTCTCTGATTGGCCGACTGCTACATAGCGACGGTTTCCGGATGCACCGATGTAAGTGATCCAAATGTATCCGTCATTATCTAGCCAGCCATCATAATTGATTTCTTGGCCGGCGGTATAGACTGCTACAATCTCACCAGCAAGCCCAGCAGAAGACCGTACATTAAGCGCTGATACTTCGACTGTAAATGTGCCTGTCTCTGGATTGAAACCGTTAGAGTTAACCGTGAGAGGCTCTGATGGTGTGATAGATTGTGCTTCTGCTGGCTGATCATCTACAGGGAAGTAGAACCAACCTACAATACCGTCAAAATTCCGTGTATTGTAACGTGCTGGGCCTCCAACATACAAGCTATCTGCGTTACCATCAATATTTTGCTCGATGGTTCGCATGGTATAACCGTCTGAATCCTCAATGACTAAACCGGTGTGCCCGTATGAATGGCCTGCAATGTAAGTTGTATCCTGTACAAATGCTGCACCGGCACGAGGTGCAGATGATACATCGCCTACGACATTGTAGACAACCTCATATCCGGCATCTCTAGCAGAGTTGAGCAAATCAATCGCATTGCCCCAAAGAGTTCTGCCAAAAAATGTAATGGATAAATCGTTTACTTCGTCAACACATTGGGTACCGTATTTTTTATCTGCATCAACTCCGATACCAGCATCTGCGAATGCTTTTGTGTGATTGATTAAGTCAATAGTTCTTACCATGTTCTTTCTCCTTTAATTCAAAAGCCACCGCCCAAAAATAGGCAGTGGCTAGTAAAAAGATTGTTGCTTTAAGAGCAGCCTTCTTAATCATCATTTGGCTCTTCGTACTCGAGTGCTCGTGTGCTATCTCCTAAACCTGTAGTCGTTGGATCTGGCACGATATTCAAGGCGTTGAATACTGTCAAACCTACAAGATAAGGGTTAGATACGAATTTGCCAAGTAGGCCAAATACCGCACCCCAGCTTGTCAGATCTTCAAATTTAATTCCAAAGTAAGCCAAGATAGGCAATACTAATGCGAGTGCAAAGCGTGTTACAAATGCACGGTTCTTAAAACGAACTTTCCAGTTAATTTTATTCATAATGTCACCTCTTAATTGTTTTTGTTTTGAATTAATGCTTTAAGTTCCTTCATATCCTCGCTCAAGGCTTTGACCTGCTCTGCGAGGATAAGTAGAGACTTATTCTGTTCATCGTGGTTGTCAAGTCGTCTCACTGCTGTCAGACGGAAGTCACGCATGTTTTCGATGTCTTTTTCAATCACGACCATGCGTTTCTCTTGTGCCACGACACTTCCTTTAAAATTTCCGTAAATTCCAAGGAGGACACCGACAAATCCAATGATCAAGCTGATGTCCTCTGGTGTAAAGTGGATCATAGATCACGCCCCTTTCTGATTAAAGTACTGGTTGTGGTGTAGCTGTGGCCACTGGTTCTGTTTCAAGATTTCCACTTGGTTGTGCTGGTTTGTTTTCCTTTGGAAGCTCCCATTTCCACACTGCTAATTTGCCATCTTGCGATAGCTTGCCTTCGAGTTCTTCCACGGATTCGCCATTGTAGATGAAATCGTTGTTGACTTGTACCAGCACACGAGTTCCCTCGCTATATTTAGCAGTATAATTTGGATTATTGACAACAAAGATGTCGTGTGCTTTATATTCCTTACCAATTTGGCCAGTTTCGATCAATTCCAAACCACGAGCATACAGAGTAGGATCAATCGGATTATCCGTATCAGTCACACGAGCCAACACCGACCAATCGGCCACTGACTTGATGTTTTGGATTTGTTGAGCCATCTCTTCTTTTTCTTTGGTCAATTCTTGGATCTTAGCGATGGCATCCTTGTTAGCTTCAACAGACTTGTCAAGCTCTTTTTTGATCGCTACGACTGCGCCAGATGTGTCAAGTTCCATGCGGACGATGTTTAATACTGCTTCAACCAGTGTCGCATCATCTTCTGTCATGCGGTTTGTTGGCAAAATTTCCTCAAAAACACGATATGGGAAGTCTTGCTTGATTGCTACTTTCGTAGTGTTAGCTACTGCATCGTATGATTTGAATTGTAGTTTATAGTCCATTATTTAGTTACCTCGTTTTTATTTTTAATTTCGTCAAAAAGTTCTTGCAATGCATTGTCAGATGCAAGAACTGTACGATAGGTTTTAACCTCTTGTTCTAGCTGCGAATATTTTTCTTGCAAGTCAGCAAACCGAGCCTTAAATGCGATTTCACTGAGAGTCTTGTCACTCAATTGATTATTCAATTCAGCGATCATTGTGAGTGAGATGTTTTCGTCCATTGTTTCTCCTTTTATCTAAATCCATGTCCATTTAAAATGCCTTGAATATGGCCTTTTATCGTGGTATTCGTAATCATACCATGACGAACCATCATGCCGAAACAGGTGAGTAAGTCCCAAAGATAAGCTCCGACATCAACGCCTCCAGAAAGGAAAAACTTCTTAGAGTAAACACCCTCAAGAAAAAAGTCACCACGCCCGATGGAGTGTTTTACCCCGTTCTGATTCATGGGCAATAGGTATGTTTGCTTCCCATCAATATTGTTGTGGAAGTTCCAAGGGCTACGGTTTGGCCCGTTATTATAGATCAGCACACGGTCACCCACAAATTCTGTAAGGCTTTCTTCTTTACCGTTCCCTTTACCTGACCAAAGCCGAATGCCAGCGAATGTTTCATTGTCGTGTCGTTCTACTTCTTTTGGATTTTTATTATGATTCGTCCCGATTACCATCAAGGCTGCATTAGAATCACGAAATTGTTCTGCGATAAAACCACTTTTTGTCAACTTGATAAACTGCGACGAACTTGTGTCGTCAATGCGTCTGATTGTTCCTGTGTTTGAGTACATATTTAATGTACCATTGTCTAAATCAAAAACAGTTGATCCACTATTGGCGCTTAACCTTCCACCTTTGATATGTTCCGCAGAAAAATCAATTGATGCCAATTGAGTGATAAAAGCCTTCTGTGAAGTCAACTCTCTGATAAACGCTTGGTTTGATACAAGTTTATTGATCATTGCTGAGTCTACCAATAACTTATCTGCTGTTACTGCATTACTCGCAAGAATCTGAGTAGTGACTGATCCTGATTCAAAATTCTCTGTTTTTAGCTTGTCTACCATAGCAGATTTGATAACTGCGTTGTCAATTTGTGTTTCACCTGTAATGTGAGTTAGTTTCCCAACAAAACGGTTTGTCCCATCTGCGCCTAGATTAACACCGCTGATGATATCGCCTGCGCTATTAATGTTTTTGATTGAATACGATCCGGCAAGCTGTATCACTTGCGTTTTGACAGCTTCTATAGGCTCTTTGCTGTCTTCTGGCGCTGGTTGCCATTTACGGTCATTGTTCCCCTCGTAAAAGTCAAGTTCGGTCATAAACATACCAGACCAGACGTTAGGCCTCCCGTCGTAACTAAAGAGTAAATATCCGTTATCAAAATCACCGATATTAAATTTTAACGAATGTTTAACCGCTCTGTCTGAATTAAAAGCGGGTGAACCAGTCTTATCAAACAGCGTCTGGATTTCGTCATAATCTTGATTAGAAGAATCTTTTTTGCGTTTCCGTAACTCGATTTTTACTCTTGCTGTGTTTGCGTCGAAAGCTATAAAATTCAATGTATAATCGGTATTTTTCTTAAAAATAAAACGTGTACTGTTCACTACCGCTCCGTTTTCAAGTAAAAACATTCGTTTTTGACCGTTTAAGTAAAAATTGTGTTCTAGGAATTTGAATTTGCTAGGGTCACCGTTCCAATGTTTCAAACCATCATCAGCACGGGAATTTCTAAGCATATTTGGTCCGCCTTGTGTTGAATACTTCCCAACTTCCGTTTGAAAAATATCGCTAGACATGACCAAGCGTGATAATTTATCGGGTGCTTCTGTCTCAGATTTCCCCAGGATGCGCTCGTACAGCGTATTGCTCTCAGTCAGCTTCTGAAACTCAATGGTTTGACTTTTGAGTTTTTGATTAATGCCAGCCAAGACAGGTCCGATTTCGTCTGTTACAGCAAAATCATGCTTGATGTTTTGGTAAATCTTATTGTAGATTGCCCCGCTGTCTGTCTGCTGGATTGTCTCGCTAACTTTCTGAGTTAGGTCGGGACTGGCCAAAATTTCACGTTTTACAGATGCTGATAAGCTTGCAGCGTCTGGCATTGTACCAGCTTTCTTCAGCGCTTCCTCTGCTTTTCGTCTAACTTCTTCGAGGTCCTTGCTTCCAAACTCTTGGAAGCGTCTCTCAATATCATTAGAGATGAGTTTCTTGACTACCTCAGCTTGTGCCTTGGCTTGTTCGATACCATCCGCAATTTCTTGCTCGAGTGCGGTCGCTTTCTTCGAGTATTCAGCGTTAGCATTATCAACTAACTTCTGGACCTTAGCCTCATACTCTTTATCACGGCCACTCATTTTCTCATCCAGTCGCTCATTGACTTTACTTTCTACCAGATTTCCAAGTGCACTGCCAAATGACTGGCTCGCCTTTCCAAATCCGATGCTGACAAGCTTCTTTCTCATAGGAGCGAAGCGATATTTTGTAATCTTCTTGCGTAGATCTATGTTGTATCGCTCGTGGAAGACACTCACAGTATCAAAGAGACTTACAGGTTGATCAGATTGTCCAATAACATCAATTTCAAGACTTTCTTCGACCATATCGCAGAGAGTTTCACGGAAATAGCGCTTCCCGTACTCTTCCAGCGTTTTCTGATCGACTACATCCTGGTCTTGCACTTCCATGTCTGCTTCGTAAATATTTTTATATTTACCAATCAAAGGGCTGTCAACTGTAGCAGTGAAGACTTGCTCCTTCTTGTTTTCATCATGACTTTCAATGACACGCCTGAAATGGATTCTTGTCTTTAGTTCCTTAGTCGACTCAGACTCTTGGTAGGACTTCATGTTTTTCTTGTAGGCAAAGAGAGATTCGTTTTCTACTCCTGCTCGCTCAAGTAGCCGGATGCTGTACTTATCACGCACAAGGTCTCCGCCCCATTGCCCGACAATAGAGTGCTTATCTTTCACCAGAGCTTCCATCACCGATACATTTTTTAGATTGAGAGTATGTTTCGAGCTGATATCAGAAAAGAATGTGAAAGGACTCGGCCTCTTTAAGGCTGATACTAGCGCATTCATGACAGTGAATCCATTTGCTCTATCAACGCTGATAGTATTGATTGAGTAACCATTCAGTAGAGTAGCAACCTGATTAGCATATACCGTGATATAGCCATGTTGCTTTTCAACCTCGAAGATTGAGAAATACTGCTCGCCATGCAAGTCATCCGCAACCAGTAAGACTTCGTTTTTCAGCTCTACCCATTTATCATCATTTGTCGGAAATTTGAAAGTAAGTTGATAGGTGCTATTCGCTTCTTGGATGATTTCATCATCAAAAGCAGAATTTAGAGGAAAGTTATCGTCTAATAGATAGATCATACCTTATACCTCCAATTCCCTTGAATTCTCACCTTCGTAATATTTCCACCAAACACAACCCCAGAAACACCAACAGGAATTTCGAAGAACCCACCTCGAGTCCGAAGGGTATTCTTCAAATTTCCGTTCTTGTCATAGATGTTCTGACGTTTATGACGACAATCGATAGTAGCCTTAGTATCTAGTTTGAGTTGCATGGTTTGCTTACCGATCGTAAGCGTCACATCTCCATTTCCCTCAACAATGATGACCGGTTCAGAATAGACGGTTCCAGGATTAGTCACAGTCCCATTACTCGCCAGCACCACTTCTGCATTATCCTTTTGATAGCGGAAAGGATGCATCTTGAGTTTGATTTCTAGTGACCAAGCATGGATGCCGTTTTGTTTGAAGCTTGAGCCAGCATAGTCAGCATAAAAAATAGAGCCTGGACGATGCCCGAACTCTACTACATTATTCTGCTGATTGAATTGCTCAAGGATTTTTTGGACCTGTTCAGCTTTTACCACATACATGCTGATAGTCTTATCGTAGCCATCATATGCACCATCATAGATAGGATAATCGCCGTTAGCTCCATAAATCGTATTATTGTCAAAACGTGGCTGAGCCATTTGCTCCTCGCCGTAGTCAGTGACATAGCACTGAGGGATTGATCCAGTGTCAAACCCATTAATAATCATGTTAAACATTAGATTCCCTCCCTTGCCATGATTTTAGAATAGCGTTGGTAGCTATTTTGTGCCAAAACATTGCCATCTAGATAGGTTTCTGACGGTTTTTCAAGGATAGCAGTCAATAACTTTTCTAAACTTGACCTTAGAGACGCAATCTCATCAACGACATTTTGACCATCGTAGTCATTACCATCTTTGTTGTCGACTAGTACAATTTCCCGATTAGCTTTTTCCATCTCTCGTAGGAATTTCGCATCCTCTGGAATACCGATACCAGACGCATATTTTGGAATGCCAAGTTTTTGCATCAAACGTCTTGTCTTATCTGCACGTAAGACCTTGGATCCACGAGGAAGTGGCATGATGACATCCCGGCCTTCTGGAATGAAGCTACGTCCATCTGGTAACGTGACCATCTCCCGATAGACCGCATTTCGCTGGTCATTGACCATAGCAAGGCCACCCGGGTGATAATCTGTACCATCTTTGTGTCCGAATAGTCTTCCTACGGTGTTAACAACACGGTTGACTACCTCTGTGGCTGTGATGGTTGTATGCCAGCTAGTCGGTACAGATTGGATAGCCCCACTTGCAGAGTTAGCGGCATTAATAGCACTGCTAGCATCACCAGTCATATACTTCGTAGGACTGTAGAGGTTGTTCCATTCATTTTGCTTATTGATAGCAGATTGACCTGCGTTTACCGCACTACTAGCATCACCGGTTTGTTGTTTTGTAGGGGATGGAGTTGCATTCCATTCATTCTGCTTGTTGATTGCTGCTTGCCCTGCATTGATGGCATTGCTTGCGTCTGCTGTGATTGGTTTCGTAGGTACTTGATAGTTATTGACTGCACCATAAGCCTCAAGTGCTTGGTTCTTCCCAGCTTCAGCACCAGTCGCATCCGCATTGATGTTGGTGTTTGTCTCCTTCGGAATGTTCAAGATGTCGTTCATTACCTGGGAGATAACTTTGCTTGAATTGTCCGTAGCATCAATTGGGATGTTAGGATTCATACCGACAAGCAAGTTAAGGGCTTGCTGGATTTTAGTAACCTCACCAGTAGCTAAATCTTTAGCGATAAGCTCTTTTTGCTCTGGGGTCAACTGATTCCATTTTTGCAAAGTAGAAATGGCAAGGTTCCCAGAGTTTAGGAATGCCTCATTCTTCATCAACAGCTCTTTTACTTCTGCTGGAAGGGCATTCCATTGAGCGAGCGCTTCCTTATTTTCAAGGATAGCTTGCATGCCTTTGTGGCCATCTAAAACCAGTTCTTTCTGTTCGAGAGTCAACTCGTTCCATTTACCAGTTTCAACCAAGGTCTCGCCGATCAGCATCTTAGCATTCGTTTCAAGGTTGGCATTCTTCAAGATAAATTCAATTGAATTCCAGCCATTCTCAGCTTCCAACACCTTGGAAATTTCTTCCTTAGCATTCGTCTTAACTTCACCCTTTTTATCATCAAATACGAGGGAGTTCCAGACCATGTTAGCCTCAGCAGTTTCCTTACTCATGTTAGCCATGGACTTCGCAACGATCCCAGATGATGTCGTGACAGTATCAGCAGCAGAACGCATATACTCTTCGAATTGCTTCACATCAAGGCCTAATGCTCCCATACGAGATTTAGCGCCTCCTATGGCTTCTTTAGTCCATCTACCATTGTAATTATCGAGGAAGTTCTTTTCTAACTCAAAATATTTCTGTTGGTAAGCTTCTTTTCTGGCAAGATGTTCTGCTTCCAACTCTTCTAGCTTCTGATTACGTTCCTGAATTGCTTTTTCGGAACCATCATTTTTGTATGCGTCTTTGATAGCTTGCTTGCGCTTTTCGTAGACCTTCTGTTCTTCCAGGATCCAGTCTGTGACCACTTTCAACGCATCTTGACGTTGTGTTTCATTCATGGATTTGACATCGCCATTCATAGCTTGCATAATAGCATGTTTCTTATCCTTAGAAATATTCAGCAGGTCTAATTCCTGGCTGATCATTTGGTTTTGGATGTTTGAGACGATAGCTTTCTCTTCAAGAGTCAGGTCTCTGTGCTGGTCCTTAGCGTTTTGATAGATACGACCAACCTCTTCGGTCATATTCCGGACATTTACTTTGGTTTGTTCGAGTTGCTCTTCTTGGTTCTTACGAACCTCCTCACTCATACCGACTTCTTTAGCGAGAGCTTGCAACTTTTCTTTCTTCTCATCGATCAGCTTGTCAATCTCACTGTTGAGTTTTTCAAAAGAAGCCTTGACATTATCGACATTTCCAGCAGTTGCTCCAAAATCGATGATAGCCTTGTTTGCTTCATCAACCTTGGATTTGAAACCGCTCAGTTGTTCATCTTGGACCTTGCTGACGGACGTCCCCCAGCGCTGTGTCCTATTTTCAGCTTCTGCCATCTTCTCAGCTATATAAGACAATCCGACTAATGCTGCACCACCAGCTAGGACTCCCCAAGTAACAGGATTCCCTAACGAGGCTACAGCAGTTGATAGCAAGCTTGTACTTGTGGTAGCTTCAGCAGTTGCAGTACCTACTCCGCTAATACTTGTAGATAAGGCTTTAAATCCACCAGCTACCGAGCCAGCATCTTTAAATGTTTTGATGGCCCCAGATACTTTACCAATGCCGCTAACTAGACTTCCGAAACCTTTAGTCAAGCCACCAATGATTCCAAGACCACCACCGAGCAATTTAAGAGCAGGACCAGCGGCCGCTCCCATCAAGCCCCATTTAATGATATTCTGTTGTTGCTCAGACGACATCTTGCTAAATTTCTCAGCCATCTCAGACAGAGTTTTCAACCAAGGCTTAGCAGCATCTAGTCCACTATTCAGGGCCTTCAGCAATGGACCGCCGAACTCAATAGCGATGTCCGTAATCTTGTTCTTGAAGATCTTTAATTGAGATTCAGTAGTTTCGTACCGTTTGCGAGCTTCTTCAGTCAGTGCGCTGTTTTCTTTCCATGCACTATTAGATCGTCTCACCGCTTCTCCCATGTTATCTGATGCAGAAGCAAGAGATTTCAGCATATTTCCTTGTCTGATACCTGACATTCCAAGTTCATCAAGGATACCATCCATGTTCTTGCCTTCGTCGCTAGCTTTTTGTAACCCTTTGATAAAGGATTGCAACGCTTGCGCTGGCTTTTCTTTCCAAGCCTTAGTAAACTGCTCCGAGGTCATCCCTGCAGTTTGGGCAATCAGTTGTAATTTTTCAGTGGCACCTTTGCCGACTCCAGACACCGCTTTGCCGATACCGGTAAGAGTTTGTGTCATGGCAGTACCACCAGCCTCAGCTTCGATACCGACACTACTCATTGCAGTTGCAAGCCCGAGGATTTCAGGAGTGGTTAAACCAGCAAGTTTTCCTCCAGCCGCCAAACGGTTTGTCATTTCGACAATATCACGCTCAGTCGTTGCAAAGTGGTTACCCAAATCAACGACCGCAGATCCAAAGTGACTGGACCATTCACCCAGGTCATTTTTCGAGACCTTCATGATGTTCCCGATTTTAGCAATCGAGGAGGCAGCTTCTTCTGCACTCAAGTTGGTTGATACGCCAAGGTTTACCATTGTTTTAGAAAACTCTTTGATTGCTCCAACTGGTACACCTAATTGCCCTGCCGCTTCCGCAACATGTGCAATTTCAACAGCGCTAGATGGCATTTCCTTGGCCATATTACGAATGCTTGCAGATAGCTTGTCAAACTGTTGGGGTGTTCCATCAACCGTCTTTTTAACTCCAGCAAAGGCGCTTTCGTAGTCGATTGCAGCCTTGACAGCAAATCCAGCACTAGCGACAAGAGGTGCAGTGAGACCTTTTGTTAACGTACCACCAAGGTCAGAAACCTTCCGACCAAAATTCTGAATGTGATCTCCGCCTTTTTTGATGCTCTGACCCAGAGCCTCCATACGACCAGAGAAACTGTTTTCACGAGCAACAGCTTTAAGAGCTTGCTCGACTTTATACAATTGACCTTCCATTGCAGATAACTTAGCATTCTCACGCTCGATATCTGCAGCAGCTTTGTCATATTTAGCAGATCCAGGGTCAAGTTTGTCAAATCCTTTCTTCATCTGATCAAGGACATTTTTCTGGGCCTCAATCGCCTGACCAAGTGATTTGTACTTTGATTTCAGTAAATCTGCATTATTTCCATGTGATTTTAAAGTGCTGTCGAGTGCCTTGACGTTATTTTGGAAATACTTCACTGCATTCTTTGCACTTGTTAAGCTAGGATTGAACTTTGACACGTCCAGCCCTAGTTCGATATACATTTGCCCTAGTGGCGTTCCACCTGCCATTTTTCCTCCTTCGAAATAAAAAAAGCCTTTAACAAGGCTTTACTTTATATCCCCTCAAATATGTCTGCTATATCTAGCGGAGTTTCATTCTCTGGATCGCTACTTGTGTCGACGATACCGATTAAGTCATCCCAGCTAATGTCCATAACCTCATTGATGCTCATATTGTACGGACCATTAGAGACATTTTTGACAAATTTATAAAAATGCTTTAAAGCATCTTTGGGATCTATTGTTTCCCCTTTGGGTCAACATCACCTACCAAATGTGCGTAGATGTCCATAAATACTTCAATGATTTTCGCAAAGTCTGTGTGCTCCAGCAATTGTTCAACTGTGACATTTTCAAAAAGCGAAGCGATAAAGTTCAACTGTTGGTCCAACTTTTCAACTTCTGATTTTTCAGACGTGAGCAAGTCATTGAGCACAAGATAGTCACGATAGTCACGAGTAGTGATTTCTTTACTGGAGTATAGGACATCTTCGCCTTTCTCGTTCTTCATAGTAAATGTAATTTTAGCCATTTAATTTTCCTTTCTAAATCAAAAAGCACCTTACGGTGCATTTTTCTATTTTGTAAAGTAGCTATTTCCGAATTGGACTTTTGTAACTTCTTTAGACGCATCCTCTTGTTTCATCGCAAAAACGATAGTCACATAGCCTTCCTTACCGGCTTTGATAACAACGCTTGAATCTGACTCGATTATAATGGTATTGCTGATTGAAAATACTGAATCGAAAACAAGGAATTCGTCATCTTCATCGCTTACAAAGAATTTCCTAGGATTTAGAGCAATATCGGATGAGCCTTCATTATTGATAGCCAAAGTGACACTGACACGTTTGAAGAGATCTTTATCATGTTTCATATCGAGTAACCCTGAAGTATCTTTTTTTGGTTCCCCGACCGATATAATAGTTTTATCATACGGGATAGGCTCACCGAACTTAAAGCCACGTACTACTCCGTTTATTGCAAAAGTTGAGGCATCGATAGCAAGGGGTTGATTTAATTGGAAGACGTAATTTGTAAATCGATTATAGAGATTCTCGATAGATTCCTTACTTTCTTCCAGACTATCATAATCTTCTTTCAGACTCTCATACTTCTTCTCTAGCTTGGATTTCTCACTCATCGCAGAGAATAACAGCCCTGACATCGTTACTAGGCCAATACCAAATGCAATAGTTAATAAAACCAAAATCGAATGTTTATTCTTTTTCATCGCAAACCTCCACAATCTTATTTTACCAAATTTTGAAAAGGTTTACAATATTAAGATAATAATAAAACAAAGGGGCTAGATGCCCCCGTTTTATTTTATCCGCCAGCTACGATACCAAGTTTAGTTTTAAGTTTTTGTACCTTATTATCATCTTTACCAAAGTACATTGCTCCGTACTTGTCTTTTGAGTCTTCTGCAGTAGAAGCCCCAGCGGTAAAGGTTACGTTGGTAGTAGCAAGTTCATCTGCCTTGTCCTTGATCGTGTTCAAGTCGATGGCATCCATTGAGAGGTTCCCTTTGTAGAATCCGTAAAGGGCAAGCTCTCCGCTCGCTGTACTTGATTCAAGCAAGATAGAAACATCCGCCGATACAGTGTCAGCACCAAATTCGAGGATATCATCTGTATCAGTGTATCCAAGTGCTTTAGCGTACAATGCAACTGGGATGTCCAAGAGTCCTAACTCAACCTTCAAGTCACCAACACCACGATTGTTTACGTGGTAAGCGATGTTACTACCAAATGTCTTGGTAGGATCATTTGCCAAACCAGTGATTTTAGCGGTTTGTGTAGCACCTTCTCCCTTTTTACCTTGAATAGTAAAGACGTTAGTGCCTTCTGTCGGTGTTCCACCGTCTAGGATGCGAACAGTTAAACTCTTAAAGCCGACTGTTGCTGTACCTTGTTTTTCTTTTCCCATTATTTAAAATTCCTTTCTAATAGTCGTCATATAGAGAGCTTTTCCCTCTGTATGTCCGAGCATCTACATAACGTTTTATTTCCGGGATCCATGTATCTAGACCCCCGTCTGTTTGGTAGAAGTCTTCTGACTCCATGACTTTCTCAATAGCACCTTGCAATTCCTTGCATTTGATGCGGTCAGTAGACTCTACATTGATTTGATAGAGGAAAGTCTTTGACAGACTTGTATTGCTCCCACGGTCGCTTTGAAGAGGAGGGCCGACCGAAATGATGACAATACTCGGCTCCTTCTCAGAAAGCGTCTCAGGACGTTTAAACGACTTGATACAAATCCCGGAAAGTGCCTCATCACTTTTTAAGGCGTTGTAAATTTCGGTCAATTTATCTTTAATCATCCAAGTCCCTCCGCTTTCAATTTAGAAGCCAATCTGTATTTAAACTTCTCTTTGTTTGCCTCTGAAAATCTTCGGATCACGCCGAATCCACGAGGGTGTGCTTTCTTCGCATATCCGAATTCACTCAAGTGGACTAAACGCCATCGAGAACCAGCACCAAATCCAAGCTTAACCATTGGGACACCTTCGAAGCTTCCGGTGACATTCCCAACAGTCGCACTTGCGATTGTCTCACCAGTGTCCTTATAGACACCCAATGCTCCCTTGAAGTCCTCCAGGGTCTCGGTCGCAGCACCTTTCAGTGCTTTGTTTGCTGAACGTCTCACCTTTCCGTCTCCAAGCTTCGCTTCTAGATTCCGGATTACTTCCTCGAATCCGACCAGTGTCGCACCACTACTCATCCCGACCACCTCCGATAATTACGATTAAGAAATCACGATTATCATAATCAGGACGAACATCAATGATGTTCCAATGCTTCCCTTGTGAGCGTTGGTCCATCACTTCCACAAAGTGCCGGACATCTGGCTGATAGCTAGTCAATGGATCACGAATTTTCAGAGTCATCTTTGCAACCATAGATTTTCCAGTGGAGATTTCAATATCTTTTAAGCTAGGCGAGTAAGCTTTCGCAAAAGTGAAAAATGACTTCTCAAAACTAACATCACGACCATCCAAACCATCCTCCACCTTAGAAGTATAGAAGGTGACAGGTGTTCTCAGGTCTCCATTGGTTGCTTCCGGTTGCTTGTATTTAAAATTAGGCTTCAATGCCTTGTGTTACTACTTCTGTGATTTCAAGAGCAGACCCTACCATTGGATTGATGAAACCAGGTAATTTTTCCATCAATTCTTTTTGTCGAGCTTCGTCTGCTTTAAATGTATCTCCGACTTTACGGAGCACATTCTCTTTCAAATCGAAAAATTCTTTTAAAACTTCGACCATATTCCCTCCTATTGATAATTTTTAAGAGATAGTTCCAAAATCTCACCCTGGAAATTCGCATAGAAAAATTCAACCTGGTCATTATAGAGATACCTCGACCGTTCAAGGATCAACTCTTCAACACGGCTATCGCTGGCATCGAATGAATCTGTAAGGTCAAGAATCGCTCTTTCTGACGAAGTGAGCATGCGTGAGAGGTTGGCATCTTCTGCATCATGAAAGATTTTCATCCGCTCCTTGAATGCTCCTAGAAGCGGATGAAGTTGTTTAGTTTCTTCCATTCGGTGTCACCACCTATTATTTAATTTTCAATTCCCAAACCGCAGCAGTCTTCTCATCGTGTGCCTTACCGTAAGCAAATTGCTTAGCAGTGTAGAGGTTTAAGTCTTCGAGAGCGTAAGTTTCTGTGAAGCGACCAAATTCGATTCCACCACCTACAAATGCATCGTAGCGACCTTTCACGAATGTAGTCACTTTACCAGCAGTTTGAGCAACTGACTCAACCAAGATCAAGTTGTATGGCATTGCTGTCACGTATGTTCCTTGAGCATTAAGGGAAGTGTATTGTTTCTTGACATCCCATGCATCAGCTGGGTTGACAACCATTACGACATTTCCTTCAACTGCCACTGGATTTCCATCAGCCTTAACAGAGTGATGTTTGTACACAGCGGTCAATTCTTTGACAACTGTCGCAGAGTCAGCAAATGTAAGTTTTGCAGTTTCGACAGCTTTTTCTGCATAAGTTGTTTTACCACCAGATGCAGTTCCTGTAAGAGTGCGAGAAAGCCCAATAGGTTTGTCATCTCCGTCACCGTTCAAGAAAGCAGCTTCCAAAGCAGCAGCAAACGCTTCTGTGATTTGAGCAGAAACAAATGATTGCAACCACGCAGGACCAAATTTTTCAGAGTCTTTAGGGATAACAACGAAGGCAGTCAATTTGTTTTGAATAGTTTCTTCTTCATTGAAGGCTTGTTTTAATTGACCTTGAATTTCACCATTGATCTTGCCCCAAACAGCTTGTCCAGTTTGAGTTGATTTGAGGAATTTAAGACGGATGCCCGCATTGCGCAATCCAAGGTGTTGCAAGAGTGGGCGAGATTTTACCATATCGTCAAAGATACGGTCGATTGTTTCTTGTGGGAAGAGTTTTTCAACTCCCACAGGGGCAGTTTTGTCGATATCATTGAAGAATTCACGAGCTTCAGCAGTCAAGTTAGCATCATAAGGATTCATCGCTGAAACTTCCTCGTGAGCAGCTTGACGAGCTTGTTCCATCATTTCGTTAGTCATCGACTCGATCATTTCATTGTAGAGCTTCGCTTGTTCTTCTTGAGGTGCACCGTTTGTCACAGCGTTCAAAAAGTTCTGACGATTTTCGTTGAATTTGTTAGATAATTGCATTGGCATTAGTATTTTCCTTTCTAAAATGCAAAAAGACCGAACCCTTTCGGTACAGCCTCGTTTGTGTTATTTTCTGGACTTTCTGGAATATTGAATTTTTTCTGTACGAATTCACTATTTTCAAAAGTCTCTTTTTCAATTTGTCGAGCTTCTAGCTTATCAGCTACCAACTCAGCGAGTTTATCAACATCTGGAGTCATTGCTGACTTCATTTTGTCGATAAAGTCATGTGGAATCATTGGAGTTTCGCTTGCAGCAAACGTTGGAGCGATTTCCCCACTAAACATGACACGGTCAGCAAATCCTTCCTTGACTGCTGATTTAGCATCGAACCAAGTAGTCTTATTCATCAAATTCAATAAATCATCCAATGCCTTACCAGTCTTGTCGACATAAGCATTTGCGATAGATTTATTAAAACCTTCAAGCACCCCAGCTTCGTGCAGTAGAGTGTTGTGGTCTCCACTAACGTTTGATGATACATTGTGAATCATGATTTGAGCAGTAGTGCTAATTTCTACCACGTCACCAGCCATAGCGATGACGCTTGCTGCACTTGCAGCAATGCCCACGATCTTAACAACTACTTTCCCTGAGTAGGACCGCAAAGCGGTATAGATTTCACTACCAGCATACACATCACCACCGCCAGAATTAATGTGGACTTCGATGTCCTCACCAGTTTCCGGAAGCACGACATTCTTCGGAGCGGTATAATCCCAACCGAACCAATCATAGATCCAACTGTCATTGTTCGACACAATGGGTCCCTTAATCGGAATCACTTTCATCTTCTTTCTCACCTCCCTTCTCTACATCCTCACCAAGTTGATAGTTCTTAGTGATAAGAGGCTTGTCGCCCCACGGTACAGCTTCAAGACCAAGTTCCTCACGGACCTCATTGATAAGCATAGATCCAGAAGAAATCAGCTTGTCAATACTTTGAGCAAGTGAGAATTTATCCCTTTGACCTTCGCCAACAATAACAAGACGATTGTTATCCTTGTACTCACTTCTGCTTAGCAAAGCGAAGTTTAGGCCATCGCTCATCTTCTTCACAAGCGATTGATAGCAATAGCTATTAAACATCTTCTGGCTATTCTCAAGGTTTGCCATATCTCCATGCATCAGCGCAGTAGGGATTCCCAAGATGTCAGCCACTTCATCATCAAACTGTCGACGAAGTTTCTTGAGCTCATCCACGGACAGATTAGAAGTCCCTGTGGTATTGGTCAGCTCAGAATATTCCATTCCCTCCTGAGCCGGTACAATCGCAACTGTCTTGGTTGTAAACGACTTAAAGAGTCCATCAGCATATTTCTGCATCTTCTCACGCTTTTTATCATCGAAGCTTGCATTTGTCCTTGTACTAAGAACCCCACGGATTTGATTATTCCGTGCCAGAGCTTCGACTAGCCGAGTGTGTAACTTCTCATAGTCGTTAAACAACTGAGTAAAATACTCTTGAAGACGATTGTTGTTATACTGCAAGAAAATGACTTCGTTCATCTTGAATGGTCTTTGGAAAGTATAATTCTGACAAGTCACAGATGTAAACGTGTCATCATACACAGCATACTTTTGACGAATGTACGAATCAGCAATCAACAGCTGATCATCACTCGACAGAAAGATTAGGACTTCATTCTTGGTCAGTAGACGATAAACAGCCTTTTGCCAAAATTCAGAGGCTGACTCATTCTTGTTGGGCCTTACATTTAGCAGATAATCCCAATCAGTAACCTTCTTCTTCCCGTTCTCAATGAACTTGAACTCAGACCTTGCAAAGATGCGGGCCACAAATTCAGCAGCCTTATCAATCGACAAGCTCTTCAGTTGCAGATTCCCAAAAATCCGCTCCAGCTCATCGAATTCAAAACTCGGTTCCGGAACTTCTCGCTTGAATAAATTTAGCCATCCCAAGGCACCTCCTCCTTTCTTAAATTTTATGCCAACCACCCACCCGGGATTTCACCCTTATCGTTTAAAGAATGACTTCTTCGAGCGCTTCATATCTTGTCTGATAGCCTCGAACTCTTTATTCGTCTGCTCGATGTTCTCACTGCAAGCATCTTCGTGACGCTTTAAGGCCTGACTCAATGTGTTCAATTCACCCTTCAATACAGTCACTTCTGATTTCAAGATTTCGACTTCATTCAGCAAACCTTGTTTCTTCTTTATTCGTTTGTTCATTTGATTTTCCTTTCTAAAAATCCCAATCTTCAATCACATCAAGGAATTCACCGACAGTGCTTTCCTGGATGATTTCCCTCTTGTAGAGAGCAGCAATAAAAGCGTGGAAGCCATCGGTCTTTCGTCTCACCGGTTCCTTCTTTAAGAACCTCTTGTTTCCGTCCTTGTCTTCCTTGACGAAGGTATTATCTGTGTACCACAGCATTGACCTATCATTTCCAAAATTAAATCTCTCATTCGCAAATCCGTCCTCGATAATTGGTGCAACCTTGGATTGGATAGCCCCTGGATTGCGAAGAAATTCAAAATCAAATCCAGCTTCTTCCAGTAACGGTTTCAGCAGGTCCATTCTAAAACCATCGGCACAGACTAGCTCAATATTGTATAGCTTGCGCCATTCATTCAACTTAGCGACTAGCAACCGTGGATCTATACTTGGACCATCTACGACAGTAAAAATCCCTTGCTCTTGCCACTCACGGATTGGAGCCTTGATTTTAAACGCATCAAGGAAAGTCTTCCGAGCAAAACTGTGTTGCCTCCAGATAAAGTCATCGCCGTCCTTAAATAGCAAGCCGACAGATGCGAAGTCTCGGATGCTTGCGTAGTCAAATCCAGCCACACACGACCTTCCGACAAGCTCAATGTCAGTGCCCCTCAAAGTAGCAAGCAACTTATCACGAGTCGTCACGTCTTTCTCAAGGTCCGCTTCTGGAAGGTTCATCCGCTTGGTCATAAACTCTTGTCTGCCTGATGGCTCCAGTTCTAGGTCGTCATAGTCGGCTTTCGTTCTAGCCAGCAGACGTTTGGCGTAAGGAGTTGTCTCATCCAGCATAGGATTCGCTTTTGGCCAATTGCTCATATCGTCCACTTCTTCCGGATCATCCAACTTACAGATAAACGGGAATAAGCGGAACTCCTCAAGTTCACCATTCAAGATCTTCATCGACTTCTCAATCAGCTTGTCGTAGAACCCTTCACGGACATGCCCATTGGTACCGTTATAGAAGGTACGAGCATGGGCAATCTTACCGAGTCCTGACCGCTGGATTTTAACCGCAGAATCATTCTCGAACTGGTGAATTTCATCAAATTCAAGACAACCATCACGAGCCGAGTCCATTGTCTTCGGGTTGTTCGTCCGATAAGAAAAGACCGAGTTATTTCCTCGGCCTGTAATAGACATCTTTGTCAAATAGTAATGGTCTTCCAGTCCTCTTCGCTGGACAGTTTCATAAACTTCCTCGAATGAGACCTTCCCTTGTTTTTCAGAGTTGGCTGTAATAGTCACATCGTAATCTCTGACAGGATAGAGAGGGCTGATAAAGAATGCGTCCCGACTGGACATGAAACCATTCTTCCCTCCCCCACGGGCCAGAGTGAGCAATATTTCATCAAATTGAGGTTCATCGTCCTCTTTTCGAAAAAGAAAAATAAATGGCGTGATGAATTTTTGATACTTTGCCAGTGGGAAGAAATTCTTCTCAGTGAACTGGATATATTTCTCAATCAAAATATTGTCAAAATACAAATCATCCCTTGGATAGATTTTTTCTTTGATGATCTTGAATAAGAGCGAGCGTTCTTTGTTGACTTTGATTTTTCCTGATTCAGCAAGTTCGATATAGTCATCAATCAGAGGATGTGAAATCACAATAGATCACTTCCATCCGATGATGGTTTCTTCTCGACTGGTGAATTTTCAATCTCAAAGTCAAAAGATCGTTCGATAGCCAAAAGCTGATTGCTGGTAGTGTTGATTTCCTTAATCAGCGAGTTTGCTTTTTGGAATCGTTGCTGACCATTATGCACAGTGATGACCAGGCCGTCTTGATGAAGCCTCTCTTTTAACTCATAAAGCAATCGGACAAGATAAATATATCGATGGACTTTTTCATACTGGACAGCATCTTTTTTTCGTGTGCTGAAATTCCCGATTTTAGAAAGTAACTGATTTTCTAAATCTTTTATATTTTTTTCTGTGTATTCTTCCATTAGCCCCCACCCCCTTCATTTTTTTGATAAATATTTGGATAATCGACCCCTCCCACCGGTTCCCTGGCGCTTGATTTCTTCGAATTTTTTCGACCGGGGGGGGTCTTAAAATTTTTTCGTTCAACAAATTTCACCCCCACCATTCGTCAGTTCTGAAATTTTTGTTTTCCATTTTGGAAGACTTGCGGAATTGGAATCGATTGTGTCGTTTATTGTGGCATTCCTTGCAAAGAGTTCGAAGATTGTCTAGATCTAATGCGTGTTCTGGATAATACTCAAGCTCTTTGATGTGATCAACTTCTAGAAGAGTTCTTGTCACTCTTCCTTCATCTCGACACCAAACACATTCGTGATGATCTCTGTTCAAAGCTTCGAGCCTCAACTTTCTCCATGAATCTGAGTTATAAAATTCTCTGCGACTTTCTCGAGTCTCAACATCAATTTCCATTTTGCTTTCTTCTCACTAATAAATGTTTGTTTCATTCGGTTGTTTCTGAAATTGTTTATGGTATTTCTGAAAATCCTTTTGTTTTTCTCCTCTGAATTAGACATATCTTATATTCTGTCTGATTCGCACCACTAATTAAAAGCTAGTAAAATAAATGGACTGCGGAGATTTGATGAAACAAATTAGCGTTTTCCTCGTTATGTCTAATTATTAACTATAAATCAAAATTAGACATCGCTTTATCACGTTGATCTTGTCTAATTCCGATATATCGTAGAGTGATTGCAGGAGATGAATGATTGAATAAATCCATGAGCATTGCCACATCTTTTGTCTTTTTGTAATAGTGATACCCGAATGTCTTTCTCATCGAGTGGGTCCCGATGTTTTCAATTCCACATTCGATTGCAGCTGTCTTCAGTATCCAGTCAACTGTTCGTCTATCGAGTGGCTTGTTTTTCCCTATCCGGCTTTGGAATAGATAATGATGCAGTGGTTTGTCTTTGATATACTCTCGGATTTCTTTCTTCAAAGTCTTCGTCATTTTGAGTTGCTTACGCTTCCCTGTCTTCTGTTCTTTGACTTTGATGTACCATCCTTGCACGTCTTTGACCCTCACTTGTAGGATATCTCCCACACGCAGACCGGAATTTATTCCAAATAAAAAGAGCAGATAGTTCCTTTCATTCCACTCTCTCAGATATTCCTTCATCGCTTGGATATCATCCTTGTCCCTGATTGGGTCCACAATGTTCATTGACTCACCTCCTTCCAAGGTAAAATAAAAAGCCAGCTTGTGCTGACTTGGCTGATATTAGGAGTACAGGATTCGAACCTGTGACACACCGGTCATAACCCGACCGCTCTACCAACTGAGCTAACTCCCAACCCGTTTCATAAGGATCCATCGGTTCGGTTTTACCCGATAATACAATTTTAGCACTCTTTTTTTAAAATTTTTCCACGATTTCAGTCAAATTTTTAACTTTTTTCCAAATTTATTTTAAATTTGCTGTTAGCTGACAACTCAAAGATTTTCTTCTCAAGCTTGTTGAAGAATGGTTCGATGACCTCTTTGTAGGTCAATGACTTGCTACAATGCAAGTATTTGATTGATGCTCCCTCAACTGTTAGAGTTCCGTCGATGTAGATTGCTTTGATTGCAGTCCATTCGTTTTCTGGAGTTAAAACCTTGACTGAAGAAATGGCTTCTTTCATCAATTCGAGTCGATGCAATTCTGGATCTGACTCTTTCTTGATGATGTCTGATAGTGCTTTCGGAGTAACTGTCTTGTTACTCTTGATGCCAGTGTTAGGATCAGAAGGCTTCCAAGGTACTTCGATTTCTTCGATTCGGTCCTTGATTTCTTTGTCAAACGGATATTGTTTCAGTGCCAGGATAAGATATCCATAGCGACTTCGTAGGTTCATTCAATCACCTCTCTTTTAAAAATTTCAATCATGCCTGTCAGTGTCGCTCTGTATGCCAAGGCTTCATGCAGTGTTTCGAACTCTGTATCATTTGCTCTCGCTGGATGAGTCCCTTCCCACATGCAGTGGCCTTCATACTTTCTTACAACATATGTCATTTGATGTCCTCCTGTTTAACGAAGACACCATTGACCATTTTTCCTTTCCGGTCCTTAATTTCTTCGTAAGCAGCTCGAAGACATTCTTCTACCGTTAAATCGTAAGCCCCCCCAACATTTGCTATGCTATCTGTGATGGCTGCCAAATCTAATTCAGGCCAAAATCTCGGACGGTCTGCGAGTTGGCTGATGTGACGCAGTGTGAATTTAAGACAGCTGTCAACATCTTTCAAGTGCCGTTCGTTGAATAGTCCAACAGATGTTCTATTCAGTGCATCTTTGATTTTAATATTTTCTTGCTGGCAAAAGATAATCATGACAACCATCATATCACCGATGGAGTCTTTGATCTGGTCAACGTTATTCTTTAGATGACCTTGGACCAATTCCCCAAATTCTTCAATCAATTTCAAGATTTGCTTGCCACTATCTTGGTTGTTTAACCCACGATCAATTGACCAAATTTCGATTCTTTTAATTAGTTCATCCATGCTTTTCCTCTTTCATCTGTTCTTTTAGTTTTCTTTCACGATTCAGTGTTACGGTCAACACATCGTTTTGTTGCCGAATCAGTCTTTTCATTGCTTCATTCTCCTTCTTTGTCTCATTAGCTTTGATGGAAACAATCGAAGCCCACGCAAGTCCTCCTAGCCAACCTCCAACGAAACCAAGGAAGAGGATGTTTTGTAGATCCATCTATTTCACCTCTACTCTTTCTCCTGTGAATTTATTTTCAAGACCTCTAAACAGTTCATATTCTCCGTTGCTATATGAATAAACCGCCGTCGTTGTCTCTTCCCACTGACTTCTTGTATACGGATATTTATTCGGTCGTTTCATTTTGTTACTCCTTTTTTGTAAGTCCATGTTAATTCCTATCTATTTGTTATACAGTGTTACATTGCTTGAGTGAGTGTAATATACCTCGCCATTTTCAAAAGTTACACGAATACTATCTTGTTCGTCATATTTTGCCCATTGCTTCACTTCACCTTCGACAATTCGTCCGTCAGCTAGTCTGATTTTTGCGTATTTGAAAGTAAAAGTTGTTCCAATGATATCTTTATTTCCACACCCTGATAGTGTTATAAAAGACAAACAAACAAAAACTGTGATCAATAATTTTTTCATCATATTTCTACCTCTTCCTCTTACGCTTCCTTCAAATATTGGTTAAACACATCTTCATCAAGAACTCCATTCTCGATTAAATTCTCAACAGCAATTTCAATCTTTATCAAACGATTTAATTCCTTATTGGGCAACGTAGCCATAATAATTTCTTTCATCATTCAACCTCCAGCAATTCTGAATTTTCGTAAATGTTGCCAAGGATTTCCTCTTCCCCAGTCCAAGCATAACCTTCTTTAATTCCTTTTAGATATATAGCAGGCATGCCTCCTACGTAAGTACCACCATATTCTTTTTCTAGATATACTTCATGAGGACATCCTCTGGTACATTTTATAATGTCTCCGACAAAGACCTCCTTGCCATTCTTATCATGCAAACCTGCTGATTGCATGAGTTTAATTTTTTCTGCACAATATTGAAGACTGACTCCGTTTGCTGTCCTCCGTCCAATAAACTCAAGATTGCCTTCAGAAAAGGTCATGTCACTAATATCATAGACCATTACGTTATATTGTTTTAACCACGCCCTAAACTTTGGTATCATCTTGCACCTCCCATGAAATTATTAACAATATTTTGCTGTTCAGTATCGATTATTTTATTTTTATAATTCAATATCGGAGCCATAACATCATTTATCAATGCAGGTTTCAAAATGATTTCATTTGTTGTCAAAAATATTTTACCGTTGATTTTTATTTTTATATCATGCCCGTTAGCGATATGCTCAAGGTCGTTTTTAGATAGATATATTTCAAATCTACTCATTTTCCACCTCCTCGAAATAAAACTTGCCGTTGAATGGTTTTATTTCAATAATCCCAAAATCTAGCCCAAGTCTCGCTATAAATGGTTTTGCAATCCGTTCATGTAATGTGAGAATTTGTTCTCTAAATTTCTCTAGCGAAAGAGTAGATTTGTAGAAATTACATTTATAACAAGCTGGCATATAGTTTTCAAAAGTATCTTCTCCACCTAAATAATGAGGATGCAAATGATCCACTCTCAAAGTCTTCAAGTCTAAAATCTTGCCACAATAAGCACAATGACCGCCGTATTTATCTAAAATTTTTTGTCTAGTGGTTTTAGATATGTTTTTTCGTTTCATTCTTCCACCTCCTCAATCTCAATCCCCGGACAATCAAACACCCAACCAAACCCGGCTTCTTCAAGTTGTTTTTTGGTGTGTTCTGTACGAAATTTTTTATCTAGTTTTATATTCGTTAACGTCCAAGTGTCAAGGTGCTTAATCAATGTTAAGTAACTATACGCTTCTTCAATCCATTTAAATCTTACATAGTACAGCTTCTCTTCCTCTACTGTGTAGCCGAATTGGTGCATATTAATTAGAATTGTTAAAGCGTCCTCTGTTTCAAAAAACCATTTACAGATAGGCATATCAGTATTATTTTTATAGTTGAGTACGAGTCTTTCCAAAACAACATAGAACTCGTCCACAATGTCTTCATACCAGTCCGCCACAAACTGCGGCACAACTGGCTTCTGCGGTTCGTGTAATTCAGAAATAAGTCTAATTGCTGCGTCTATCTCGATATATTCCGCTTTGTTGCCGAAAAGATTTTTTAAACCTTCTATCCGTTCAATCAACTCTTGTTTATTCATCCCTCTACCTCTACTCCTAGATTCCTCAATTCATCCTTTAAATCTTTGACTGCTTGTTTTAAAGCCTCCTTGATCGCATCCGATAAAATTTCCGAAGTGATGAATGTCTCCGTCGTATATAACATAGTTACTGTTTTCACTGCTAACCTAAACTTAGGCTTTTGTCTAATTATCGAAATTTTTTCAAGCGGTGTTAGTTCGTGATTGATAATCTTTTCTAACTCTTCAATTTGTTGTCTGATTTCTTCCGCTTTTTTCAGTTCCTCTAGTTTCATTCTTCCACCTCCTTAACCTCTGCCATCGGGCTATTTACTAGCCAACTAAGCCCAAGCTTTTCCAGTTCTTCCATCGTAAAGGTCTGCTTGAAATCGATTGTATATCTTGTATCATCTTCGAGTTCGATGATATACGTTCCCTTCTCGCCATTTTTATGCGTTTGAGATAACAGTCTATACAAGCTGTTCATCTTCAGACCCGTTTGATCAGCGATTTCTCTGAAAGTCCCAGATGCTATTAATTTATCTCTTCTGTAATAACAGAATGTTCTGATATGCATTGGAGAACCTAATAAATCAACATCATTTATGTCGAAAAAATAGCAAATAGTTTCTAGTCCGAATTGGGTTGGTAATCGTTCACCACGAAACCAAGATGTTACTGTCTTATAAGACCACCCAAGCTTTGTAGCAAGTTCCTTCTTTGTCAAACCTCTTTCATTCCGAAGAGCCTCTAAATTTTTAATTAATTTTTTTCTTTGGTCATTATCGTATTTAACAAATTCAACCATATCATTTCAACTCCTTAGCAATTGCAGCAATCACATTCACGGTAACACTGTTTCCAGCTTGCTTATATAGTTGACTGTTTGAGTTGACCTCTTGCGCCTTATCGAAAGCCCAGTCCGGGAAACCTTGCAATCGCCAACATTCCCGGGGTGTTAATTTGCGAATACGAAAATCTGGTTCTACGACCCCTTGACTCTCACCAGTTAAGAGAGTATTTGCTATCTGCTTACCTACTCTCCCCCGTCTCGTTTTAGAGTTTGGGTGTGATAAGTTGATACTATCTCCGACTTCCGCTTCAGCATATCCTTGAGAAGTGGCATTTGTTATTCTCAATAAATTGTTTTCGTGATAGCTATTACGTGTAACGGTAGGTGCGATTTCATGTTCTCTACCTTGATTATAACCGTGTCCACGCTGAATGATTTTAGGTTCAAGACCTCCGCCTTGGTATGCTCTGATTGTTGGAGCAATGCCATCTGTTTCGTAAATTACTCCGCATTGATTAAAATTAGGTTGCAATACTCCAAATTGTTTTATAGTATTGCTTTTTACTGCTATCTTCTGTCCTTCACCCTTATTGGTTGTAAGGGTGGGAGCTAGACCTTCAGCTTGATATACTTCCCCATTCATGCCATTGCCAGACGGATTAACATTTCCGATTTTTATTACCGATTGACTACTAGCTGATTGATTTTCTCCGCCGATAGGAAAAACGTTTCTGGTACGTTGTCCTCTAAGATGTCCGACAAGGAATACACGTTCCCTGTTTTGTGGGACTCCAAAATTCTTGCTGTTAAGTATTTGCCATTCCACATCATACCCCAATCCGTCCAAGGTTCTGATGATGGTTTCGAATGTAGCCCCCCCGTCGTGATTGAGGAGTCCTCTGACGTTTTCAAGGAATAAATATTTAGGTCTGAGAATAGATGCGAACCGACAGATTTCAAAGAACAAAGTTCCTCGTGTATCTTCAAAACCTCGTCTAGCTCCCGCAATGCTGAAAGCCTGGCACGGAAATCCTCCACAGATAATGTCCACACTTCCGAATCTTCGAACAGACTCATCTGTGACTCTTGTAATGTCATGTAATTCAATCTCTCCTTCTGTATCATGTATTGCTTTGTAGCTTGCTCTTGCGAATTTGTCAATCTCACAAAAGCCTATACATTCGTGACCGGCGGACTCCATCCCGAGGCGAAAACCACCAATGCCAGCAAATAGATCTAAAAATTTCAATCAAAATCCCCCCGTCAAAAATGCTTTCTTCGCATGCTAGACATTCCATCAAACTTAAATCCATGGTCCTTGTCAACTCCCTTGCATGCACGATCCATGATGGCCTGATTATAGACTGACTCAATATCAGCACTGCTCTCAAGATTACTTGTGATGATCGTGCAGTTGCGGTTGTCCAGAATGGAAAATAGGATGCTCTTGGACCAGTCGCTAATCTTCTCTTGTCCCAAATCATCCAGGACAAGAAACGGAACTTTTGAAAGTCGAGCAACCCACTTCTGCTCCGTCTGTTCTTCGTTGCCGAAATCATTTCTGATTTTAGCCAACAATTCCGGAAGCTTGATAAACATCGCATGCTTCTTGGTCCGATTTGATACGTCCTTGATGATCCCGTAAGCCAGATGACTCTTCCCAACACCAGCTGGGCCAAGAAATAAAACATTGTTTGTAGCTCCGTTGCAATATTCATCCACTATTCTGTTAGCAGCAGATAGCATTTCTTTCTGCCTAGTGGTCGTTGCTTCAAAGTTCCCAAGAGTAGCATTTCTCAATTCAGCATTAACAATGGACGAATTAAATAGCACATCCAATCGTTTAGCTTCCGTTCGCTTGTCTTCTAGCTTCCAGTATTCCAGCTGTGTCTTCTGCTCATCACGTTCGATAGACTCTTTGCCACAAGCTTGACACACCTCGACTTGATTCGGTCCGACCGCATACATCTGTTCATCATGTTTCGGACATACCTTGTCAATTTTCGTCATGGCCCATCGGCCAAATACAATTACGTCTTTATCCTGCATGGCCACACCTCGCACAATCCATAAGGTGTGCCAGTTTCCCCAGCACAGCCTTTGGATTGGGATGAGATAACATGCGTTCTTTCATTGATTCACTGAGAGGGTAGAATTCCTTCTCAAATGCTTCAATGACATCTGCTAATCTAATCATGTTAAACTCCTATGTCATTGCTACTGCTTCGAATAGAGCGAGGACCTTCGTTTAAGTAGGTTTCAAATTTAGTCCCAAATAAGGTCTCTGGTCTCAAATACTTATTCATATCTTTATTCTTCAACCAGTCCCGGCTCTTAGTATCGATCACCTTTTTAAAATCATCTAATCGGAAACCATCATTCCATCTAGCACGGATCAACTTGCGAGTAGATTTCCCAGTGTGGGTATATCCTTTTCCGCAAGTATTGTTTAGATGTTCGATGATTTCTTGGTAAGGGATAGGCTCCTCGTGTGATTCGTCAGAATCGGCACTATAGGTAGTTAACCTATCCTTATCTAACCTATCCTTATCTAACCTAACCTGTGGATCCGTAATGGATACATCATGTATACATTTTTTCTCAGCGTTAAAATTAGCCACTTTTGACTGATCATATTCCAAGTGAGATTTCTCATCCTGGTAAATAGTTGTTTGGAATCGGTCAGATTGGATGTAGTTGTGGATTCGCCAGTGCCGAATGACAACCACGCCACTTTCGAACGGAATCAGAAACCCTTTTGCAATAAGGATTTTCATATCATCATCGCTGGCTCTGATAGTCCGCTGGATTGTTCTAGCACGATCAATGAAACCTTCATCATCCGCTCCCATGTTCAAATGAAAGTAGAGAGCCTGTGCAGATAGAGGCATCTCAAGAAAATGGTCTGTATCAGTGATTTTCTTACTGAACATTCGTCTTTGTGCCATTTCGTCACCTCCTAAAATGGTAAATCGTCATCCTTGATATCCATTGGATCTCCTGCGAATGATGGTGGCATCTGCTCGGCCATTGAATTCTGATTAGCTGAATTATCACGCTTTTCAAGAAGCTGGAAGCTTTCTGCAACCACTTCTGTCACATACACACGTTTGCCATCTGTGCCCTCGTAATTTCTGGTCTGTATGCGACCGGTGATGCCGACAAGATTGCCTTTCTTAGTCCAGTTCGCAAAGTTTTCTGCTGACTTTCCCAAAATCACACAGTTGATGAAGTCAGCGTCATATTCACCATTTTGGTTCTTAAAATTGCGATTAACTGCAAGCGTGAATTGCCCAACTGCCTGATTTTGAGGAGTATAACGAAGGTCAACATCACGAGTCAGACGGCCGATAAGTACAACATTATTGATCATTGTTACCCCCAACCAATTCCTTTGTCTTTGTCAATACCTCTAGCTTTGAGTCTACTTCTTTCCATACCTTTTGCTGTAGCATCATAATTTTTTCTTTTTTAATCAGCCAGTCCATGTGCACCTTGGCTTTTTCCAAGTCCTCGATGCCATTTTTCTTACTATAACGAATCAGATACTTAAGTAGATTACCTAAATGGTATCCAGTCAACTGCTCATCACTCATGAAGTTACGAAGGACATCAATGGCCTCAAGACCATTCCGCCCCTGGTAGTATTTTGGATTGTGTACGTTGTCGCTCATGCTGTCATCATTCCTTTCACGTTATTCTTTTTGTGGATCTCTGTCGCACGCTTATTAAGAAGCTCACGCTGATACTTAGCGGATTTATAATATTTCATTTTTGCTTTTTGTTTCTTAATGATTTCACGCAATACGAAGATTGCGAATCCTGAAAGTGCTACATATGTAGCAAACGCTACTACCAAGAAAATTTCAATAGTTGTCATTAGTTTCTACCTCTACCTCAGTTGGTTTTTCTGGGAATAATTCCCGGTTGAATTTGTTGATCATAAAATCTTGAGCCTTGTTGGTTTCTTCCATTCGTCCGACAATCTCGGCCCAGCGTCCAATGCTTTTAGAGTGCGACTGCTCCCGTCGCTCCAGTTCTTCAATTTTCTGTTGCTGATCATATGAAACCTTAATCATCACAACAGAAAACAGCGAGAAGAAAAACAGAAGCATCATTGTCATATATTTTAGTTTTTTAAGGCTCATATTCTAATTACCCCATCATTTTTAAAATCTACAGCCATTTGATGTAACCGCTCTTCAAAATCGATATCAGTCAGTTTCATCAATTCGGCTTTTTCCTCTACTTTCAGCGGACGGTTGGCATCTTGCCAATCCATCATTTTCAATAATTTTTGAATAGGATTCATTTTTTCTCCTTCAAATTGTGTTATAATTAATCTATAGTTCTTTCAAAGTGCCTTTTTCGAGGTGCTTTTTTTATTTTTGTAAACTTCGACAGAATCGCTGAGCATCTTCCAAATTATAGAGATACTTTCCACCTTTTCCAGACTGTTGAAATTGAAATTTTCCTTGATCACGCCATTCTTCCAGCTTGGTTCTGCCCCATCCAGTTGCTTTCTGCAATGCCTTGATGGATACCCATGTGATTTGCCTGCTAGCTCTTCTCTGGGCTTCTTCCATAGCTTTTATGTTGAGTGTTACAAGTTCTTCGAACAACTTATCTTTAAAGTCTGTACCAAACAGCTCTAAGACCATTTTTAAATCCTTTCTAACCTTAATTTACCTCTCGATTTTATTTAAGCAAAGTATCGGGAAATGATTGCTTAATTGATATCTGTTGAAGACGCTCCCGACCATTAATATAGTCGATTTGAATCAGGGTTTCAGGAACTTCGTCCTTGCTTGTCTCCCAAACAATGTTAATTCCTTGTAAACCGATATCTTCAGCTTGAAAATCAACTCCATTTAAAATAACGTGAGGTATGCTAGAATCATTGCTGATTTTAATTTCTAGATTTTCGATTTGCAATATCTTTTTTAAAGGTTCTCTCATTTATCCTCCTCACCCCACCAAACTCATCTGTCCGTTCCGGGCTTTAATTTCTAGTTTGGTATTTGCTGATGGCTCCCAGCTGTTCCAATAGTCAAAGGCTTGCTCTTCGTCCTTGCGCTTCAATAAATCATAGCGAGGGATTCGGAAGTAGTCCTTGAAGTCTTTAGCAGCCTGAGAAAATACAGATTGTGCAAAGTGTCGATCACGGTATGCCTGGCTATCTTTACCACCGAGTAAGGCTACGACCTTTTTCTTACGTAATTTTTCTAATGCTAAGCAAACCGAAGGATTGATTGGTTGCTCATTTTTTAAATAGTCGACATCGGCTGATAAGATGGATTGTCCTTCTTTCAGCTTTTTCAATTCCTGGAGTGCATGGATCATTGCATCTTCTACCACTAATTCGGTAGGTTGAGTTGTCACTTCATTCATTATTCAAATTCTCCTTCTAAAATGTTGCTTTCTTTGCGGATATCGTTCAGATCGTTGAAGAAACGAAGACCACGACTGATGAAGCTATCAAATTCGTTTCGGATGATTCCGTCTGCTTTGAGGACTTTCTCCTCATCTGCGTAGATTAGGCCGCCCATACTAGCCAAGAAGTCATTCCCCTTTTGTAAAAGGCTTGTGATATTCTTGTAAGCTGAGATTTGCTTCTGTACGCTATTGAGTTGCCCTTGCGATTCTTCAATCGCTCGTGTCAATTCATCGTACTGAGCAGATTTCTTATCGACCTCTTCACGCTGGGACAGTGTCTCAGTAAGTTGCTTTTCAATGAATTCAGAGCGTTCTTCCATCGCCTTCACGGTTTTAGAAAGTTCCTTGTTCTTTTCCAGCAATTGCCTGTTAAGGTCCTGTGTGGCCTTGTAGTCGTCCGGTACGACTTCCTTGATAGTTTCCTTTACTTTGACCTTAGAAGACTTGATTTTCTCATTCTCATTCCTTAGAAGTTCGTTTGCTTGTTGGCTGAGTTTGAGTTTTCTCTTAACTTCCTGTAGCTCTCGCACTGTCGGAGTGTCTCCGTCTTCGATGCGTTGGATCTGCTCCTCTTTATCTTCTTCTGGAAGAGTTGCGATTAGATGAAGTGCTGTGGTTCCTAAATGTTGCAACGTTGCAACATTTGGAAGTTCTTCTGCAACCTTCATCATTCTATGAGCTTCTGTTCGCTCGATGTTCATCTTTGTCAGCCATTCCAAAAACTGACCATGTGCCAAGTCATTTTCTTTCACATGGTTCAATCGTCTGCCAATTTCCCAAATCGACTGGCCAGCTATTTGCTTGTGGTGACTTATTTCTAGTTCTATCTGAGACAGATTGTTCGATAAACTAATTTCGTTCATTTCCTACTCCTCAAATTTTTCCCATGACTCGTTAATTCGCAACTTTTTATTGATACGAAGCTTTAAGTCATCACTGCCTTTACCATCTTTAAACAATTGCGTAATTGCTGACGGACTAACTCCGACCACGATAGCTAAGTCAGACTGCGACCACCCACGTTTATCAATGCACTCTTTAACAAGTTCGATCCACTTACGATGTTGTTGGCTCATGTAACTTCCTCCTTTATTTTTATGAGTGTTAAAGAGTTAGTAAATAATTTTATAAAATGCTTGACAACTTTTACACTAATGTGTAAAATGAAAGCATAATTAAAAACCTTGATAAAACGTTATATCTATCAACTTATTTGCTCGCCAAAGCTATTTATTTTTTAGATAAGTTTTAACTTTGTTTTTTACTAACTCATTAACTTACAAAAACTATTTTACACTTAAGTATTATTTTTGTCAACAGAAAATAACACTTTTTTATAAAATATTTTTTGTCGTGTCTTAAAAAGGTGATATGACAATGTTTTCTACACTTGAAAAAATTAAAGAGCTTGCTATGAAACGAGGGATTAGTCTTCAAAAAGTTGCCGAAGATTTAGGCTATAGTATAAATTACCTCTATACTCTAAAAGAAAAAACTCCTAAATCTGATCGCCTGCAAGAAATCGCAGACTATTTCAATGTGTCCACCGACTACTTATTAGGACGCACAGATAATCCACACATTGCTACCGATTCAAAAGAGTATACCTGGCAAGGGAAGCCTCTCAATGTTGAAGAAATGGCATCTAATGTCATGATGTTCGGTGGTCGAGAATTAACAGACGAAAAGAAGAAAATCATACAGTCCATTATTGAAGGTTATCTAAAAGAAGCTGGTGATTAGAGGTACTACTTAGTGACCGAAAAAGAAATTATAAGCCATTATCAAGTTCGTATTATCGATTTTGATGGAGATTTAATGCCGGATGAACTCGGATTTTATGAACAAGAAACTAATACAGCTTTCCTATCGAGTAAACTCAACAAAAAAGAGAGAGTTAAGGTACTATTGCATGAACTGGGACACAAGGACCACACACGCTCAGAGTACCAGAACGCTCGCCTACGATGTGAGAATGAAGCTGATAGGAATATGATCCATCATCTTGTAAAAGATGCACTAGATAATCTAGAAGACCCTAGAGAGTTTGATTACATACAATTCATGTCTTACTATAATCTGAGAACTATAACAAATGAAATTATGGTTCAAGAGGAATACTTAGCATTGGTCGAATGAAAGGAGACTCATATGTCTTACTCGTACGTTGCTTTAGATGTTGAAACTGCTAATGATTTCAGAGGAAGCATCTGTTCAATCGGTTTGGTAAAGTTTCAAGATGGAACTATCGTTGACACCTACTATACCTTAATCAATCCCGAAACAAGTTTTGACACCTTCAACATTTCTATTCACGGTATTAAACCTGAAGACGTTGCTGATGCTCCTATATTTCCGGAAGTAAGGCAGGATATTGTTGATTTTATTGGTTCTGATATTGTTGTATGTCATTTTGCCCAATTTGATATGGGAGCCTTGAATGATGTTTACAATAAATATCAGTTGGATTATGACGATATAAAATATATTTGTTCTTATAGACTTGCAAAAATTGCTATGCCAGGACAATTAAATTATAAATTAAAAAATCTTTCGAAAGCATTGAATATTCAATTAGACCATCATAATGCTTTGTCTGATGCGAAAGCTAGTGGTTTAATTCTAGATCATCTATTATCAGCCAACTCATTTTCTGACCTCAAAGACTTTTTAAAAGAGTATCGTTATGATAAGACCGGTTTGCTTGGCCAGCATGGTTTTAAGAGAAAAAAAGACGTTAAGTACAAAGATAATCTCATCTATACTCCTACAGAAGAGGAGAAAGCAGCAATGGACCCAGACCACTATTTCTACGGATTGTACTTTTGTTTTACTGGAAAACTAGAGAGAATGACCAGAAAAGAAGCTAACAAAGCGGTAGCACTTGTTGGTGGAGTCCCAGAAAAAGGTGTAACTAATCATACAAATATTCTAGTTGTCGGTGAACAAGATTGGCGTGTGGTCGGTGTAGACGGTCTAAGTAGTAAAATGAAGAAAGCACAATCATTGCTTGAAAAAGGCCATGATATTGAAATCATGACAGAAAATGATTTCATAAGATTGCTTGATGATTAATTAACAAGAAATAACAAAAATCCCCACAATCGCCTGCAAGCTAAAATGTGAGGATGTGCTGTATAGAAAGAATGGCATTAAAAAGCCCTCTTTACTATACCCATTTTAACAAGAAATGAGGTAAAACGCAATGGAAATTAAGTCATATAAAAAGAAAAATGGCGACACAGCCTATAAGTTTAGAATTTATGTCGGCAAAGAAAATGGAAAAGACAAGTATGTAAAGCGTCAGGGCTTCCCGACAAAAGCCAAGGCAAGAGCAGCACTTCTCCAGCTTCAAACTGACCTTAAAAATAGCGAGGAAATAACTGTCAAGGAAATCACTGTCGAGGAAGTCGCTGAAAAATGGCTCAAGGAATATGCTGACACAGTACAGGATAGCACCTACATCAAGACCGAACGGAATATAAAAAATCATATTTATCCGAATCTAGGAGATCAAAAAATATCTTCTCTCACTCCTCTTCAGCTTCAAGAACAAGTCAATTCCTGGTCTAAGAAGTTAGTCTATGGTCGTAAGATGAAAGGCCTGATGAATAACATATGTAAGTACGCTATCAGACATGGTTATATCTCAACAAATCCGGTTGAGAGTGTGACGACGCTTGTCAGAAAGCAAGCAGATACAGATAGCGATTTTTATGACAAGAATGAGCTAAAATCTTTCCTTAAATTAGTAGATCAAACAAATGAACTGAGAAAGAAAGTCCTCTTCCGTCTTTTAGCCTTCACAGGGGTTCGAAAAGGGGAGGTTTTAGCCCTCAAATGGGAAGACTGGACCAATAACACTCTGAGCATAAACAAAGCCATTACGAGAGGATTTGACGGGGAATCCGTCGGTGCTACAAAAAACAAAAGTAGTAACCGATTGATTAGCTTGGACAAAAAGACAAGTGAGCTACTCACAGAGTGGAGAGAAATGAATCCTACTACTACTTTTATCTTTGAAAATGAATTTGGAAAACCAATACCAGGAACACTACCACGGAAATGGCTACAACAAATTGTCAAAGATTCGGATATGCGTCCAATTAGGATCCACGGATTCCGACACACACACGCCAGCCTATGCTTCGAAGCTGGAATGACACTCAAGCAGGTCCAATACAGACTTGGACACTCAGATCTAAAAACAACCATGAACATCTATACTCACATCACCAAAGAGGCCAAGGATGATATTGGTGAGAAATTCGCAAACTATATTGATTTTTAAACAAATAACATAGAAACAGACCCTTTAGGTAAAAAAGGGTCTGTTTTTTGGTCTGTTGGTTTCAAAAAGGTTTAGAAAAGAATAGAAAGTATAAAACAAAAAACGTTGCTTTTACAACGTTTTAGAAAGTTTTAGAAAACTTTAGAAAGTATATATGGAGCCGGTGGGAGTCGAACCCACGTCCAAACATCTGCCAACATATTTGTCTACAACCATAGGTTATGTATTGGTTTAACAGCTCCTCGACACATAACTCAAGCCTAGGAACTGCGAGTCTATCAATCT